CTCTTCCGATCTGAATAAAGTTGAAATGACATTAAGAGAAGTATATGACAGTGTGTTATTAGATATTTATAATAACGCGGTAGAATCTATTAAGCTTGCAGATGAGGATGAATTGAAAAAAGAGTTAGTTGTTAATTATCTTAAGATATTGAATATTATTTTATTAAATGGTTTAAAAGATGATGTTGTGACAGTAAATGATTTCAATTATTTAGTTTCACAGGTTAATGATTTAGCAAATGAATTACTTAAGTATATTAAAGATGAATATATTTTTATTTAATTGGAGGTTAGGTAGATAATGACTAGAAAAGAAGAATATCATTGTGCAATGTCATCGATTTATAGAAGTGGTAGAGATTTTATTAAGTCGTCAAGGATGTACTACGGGTTGAAACTTGAAGTTTTATGTAATTCTTATATTATTTTATTTGATGAAATTTTATACTGTGCGTTTTTAGATGATTTTATTACACTAGATAATTTTAAAGAGTTAACAAAATATGCTGATAAGCTAACTCGTTGTTTAAGGGAGTGTTTAGAATGAGCCGAATTTACAAACACTCACATAATCCGAGTGATCTAACTATGGATAATGTGAATAAGATTGTAGATGTTGTTGAAACGTATTTATGTAATTATAAATTAGCGTTTCACTTAGTCTACCTAAGAAGGCATCTAATTAGAATGGATATTTGTAAATTAGGTTCAAAATCCGTTATAGCCTCATATTCGTTTAGATATGAAACGTTAACACTTTTTAAACGAAAAGTTTTCCAGGGTGTTGTTTCACTTGGTGATATGATTCAAGAAAATGAAAGACGAGGGTATAATTATGATTAGTAATTTAATTCTTGCAAGTTTCATAATTTGGGTGTTATTATCTGTATACCAAATATACCAGCATTGTAAAGGAAACTTCAAATATTATAAGGTGTCAAACAGATACATAAATTTCATTATATTATTAATTATAATGTTAGTTATGTGGTTTGTATTAATAAATATGCAAATTGATGAATTAGTGGAGGTGCGACATGTAAAATGTTAATGAGTTATGACTTCTCTATAAAAGCGTATAGGTTGTAAAAGTGTTGTTATGCTGATTTCAAAATTAAACAACTTGAAATAATTTAATTAAAAAACCAATGTTAAAATTAAAAGGAGAAAAATTAATATGGAAAATTTAACAAATGAAGTAATGACAATGGAGAATACAGGTTTGGTAGTCACTGATGATATGACTCACGAACAACGTGTGAATTTATTTAACGCCGTTAACAATGCGGAGGGTTTATCAGATCAAGTCGGTAAAGATTTATGGTTAACTGGTTACATCGTGCAAGATGTAGAAAAGGAAAATGAAAAAACAGGTGAGATTATCTGTAGCAAGTTAATTACTGTAATTGATAGAGAAGGTAAGGCATATGCTACAAACAGTAAACCTTTCTTGCAAAGCTTAAAGCAGTTAAAACAGGTATTTAACTATGATTGGACAAAAGAACCAGTATGTGTAACAATTATTCAAAAGAAATCAAACTCAAGCTCAAATAAATATTTAAGTATGGCTGTTAAATAGCCTAATTAATTAAGGGTGTTAGCCAAACACCCTTTTATTTTTGACTTAAAATGGGGGTGTTTAAAATGGCTAAAATGAGGAAGTCAACAAGAGATGTTAAACGGTTGCGTAACGCAATAGCAAGTGCTAAAAGAACCGCAACAAAAGCCCAAAATATGGGGCAGGATGTTGTTTTTAATGACATTCGTACAATAAAAGATTTCAATGACCGTAAGGAATTTAATAAATATTTACGTTCCATTGAACGATTCAATAAAGAAAATCGTTATATTCAAAATCAATACGATGTTGTTTTCAATCGAAATGATATTGAAAACGCAAATAAATTGATAGATAAACAAAATCGACAAAGAAGATCTTTAGTAAGAAGTGTGGGTTTAAATACACTTAAGGAAACAAAAGGTGGTATTTTAACGGGTGTAAGTGTTAAGAATGCTTTAAGTGTATTAAAAGATGATCGTGGTGGATTCTTTGAGCCAATCCATCATGTAAATATTCAATCATATCGTTATACTAAACAATTAGATAAACGTATTGAAAGTTTAAAGGAAAACACCTCAAAGAAAAACAAAAAAATTAATACGCTTAGAAAGAACTATAAAACAGCGATTAAAGAACAGATAAAAGGTAAGAATATTACAGAAGAAGAAGGAAACCAAATAATAGAAGATATAAAGTCATTAAGTGATAAAGATTTAGTTAAATGGTTTTATCAAGAACGAAAGGCAATTGATACATTTAAATATCTAGACTTAAGCCGTGAGTACACAGAAAATCAAAAATTTGTGAACGAACAGCTAAGTAAAGGTATACGAGAAGATATGGCGGATGTAAGAGATAGTTTGGCGGTATTTACCGGACGTGCTTATGTCAAAGATGGAATTGTTACATACAAAGAATAATGTAAAGGGGGTTGTAGTATGGCAAAGAAAAAAGAGCCTAAAGAAATTTGGGCGTGTGACTTTGAGACTACAACTGACCCTTTAGACTGTAGAGTTTGGGCATGGGGTGCAAGCTTTGTCAGTGATTCAAGTATAAAACAATATGGGAATAGTATTGACGGTTTCATTGAATGGTGTAAACAGAAAACACGTAAATTATATTTTCACAATTTGGCTTTTGATGGTGAATTTATAGTTAGCTGGTTATTAAGTAATGGCTATGAGTATTCGGACAAGCCTAAAACAGGGTGTTTTAAAACAATAATCTCTAATACTGGTTTGTGGTATTCCATCGAAATATGGTGGAAATATTCAATTTATCGCTCAACAAAAACCACAATATGGGATAGTTTTAAACTAATTCCATTTAGTATTGAGAAGATCGCACATGATTTTAATCTACCAATAAGAAAATTAAAGTTAGATTATAAGACTAAACGTGAGGTCGGACACGAACTCACACCACATGAAGTAGATTATCTATTTAATGACATCGATATTGAAGGAATGGCACTAAACGAATGCTTTAAATTAGGATTTAACAAAATGACAGCTACAAGCTGTAGTTTTGAAGCTTTCAAGAAAACTTTACCTATGGCATTTGAGAAAATTTTTCCACCGTTAGAAATGAATGTTGATACAGATTTAAGGCCTGCTTATAGTGGTGGTTTTGTTTGGGCAAATCCGGAACTAAAAGAAAAGGAAATAGGACAAGGAATCGTATTCGATGTAAACTCTTTGTTTCCTAGTCGTATGTATTATGAATTATTACCGTATGATACACCTATTTATTTTGATGGTGAATATCAACAGGATGATGAATACCCTTTGTGGGTTGGTGTTGTGAGTTTTGCTTTTGACATTAAAAAAGATCATATACCATGCATTAGCTTAGATAAGTTCTCTCGATTTTTTGGGAGTAAAAAATATGTGGACAGTTCAAACGGTGATATTGTTCGTATGACTGTAACAAGTGTAGATTGGGAATTATTTAATGAACAATATGACATTTACGATGTTGAGTTTATTAATGGATATAAATTTAGAGGATGTGTAGGAATTGCACGCCAGTTTATAGATGAGCAAATGGAAGTTAAAAAGAATTCTAAAGGTGCACAACGTTTTATTGCAAAAAGACAATTAAATTCAGTTTACGGAAAATTTGCAACGAATCCAAATGTGACACCTAAAATTCCATTTATTGATAAAGATGATGGAGTTCTACGTTTACATGACCCTATGTTTACTACTTATGAAGATGGAGAAGTAAAAGAGGTTATTGATGAGCAATTTCGAGATCCTATTTATTTACCATATGGTGAATTTGTGACAGCATACGCACGTAAATATACAATTAGTACCGCTCAAAAAGTAGGTATTTATAGGGTCGCATATATTGATACGGATTCAATACACTTAGTAGGTACACAAGTTCCTGACGCAATTAAAGATATTATTGACGATAAAGAACTTGGGTATTGGGGTCTAGAATCTGTATTTAATCGTTCTTATTTCATTGGTGCTAAAAGTTATGTTGAAGAAATTGAAATCAGTTATAAGGATTATGTGGAACATCAGCAAGAATTTATTAGTGAAAATGACTGTAAAGATAAGTTGTATTATATTCGTGAGGGCGTTTGCTATTATTTGAATGTAAAATGTGCCGGCATGACACAAAAGGCTAAACAGAATGTAACATATGATAACTTTAGAGTTGGAAATGTAATTAATGATTGCTTGAAGAAAACACATGTACCCGGTGGCATTGTATTAGTCGATAGACAATTCAGCATTAAAAGTAGATAGGAAGGTGATAAGGTGGTAAGTGTTTTAAATGCCATAATAAAATATTTAGTTATGGCGTTGTGTTGTTTGGGTGTAACATTTCTATTTGTGGTATATGCTATAGGAATGATATTGATATTTGTTTGGATTATAAAGGAGTGATATTTATGAATTTATTGTTAAATATAGTTGTTGTTGTTTTCGTTGGTTTGATTATGGATTATAGTTATACTCATTTACGAAATGAAAATAAAATCTTACGAAAAGATGTTGATAAACTACAATATCAGATGTTAACTTATGAAAACGGTGGAATATTTGAAGAGTGTGATAAGAGATTAAAAGAATTTAATGAAATCATGTTTGGAAGTCCTCCATTGAAGAATAAAGTTGTGATTGTAAGAAGTATAAAAGATTATGATTATAGCGCTTATAGAAAAGATATTGACGCATTAAATGAATATCTAAAGGATGGCTGGAGTATTGTTAATCATGAAACAAATGAATTTGTGCATACGTATATACTAGGTAAACCGCTTGTGTGGTGTAAAGAAAAGGGAGGTGGTGATGATGAGTGAAAAATCGAAAGAACATAGGAACCAATGGTACCGAGATCATGTTAATAAATATTGTGTTTGTGTGAATAAAGATGAGGTTGAAGTTGTTGATTATATTGAAGGTTTATTAAAAAATAAAAAATTTAGTCAATATGTTAAAAATAAAATTAAAGAAGATTTGAAAAAATAAAATAACATGGTATTATTAATATGTAAGGAATAAAGAACGGAAATCAGACATGTATATCAGAATTACTCGCGGTGAAACGTGCTGATAACATAATTAGGCATAGTAATCTAGCTGGTAACACTTTAAACTTTACAACCTATATTTATGAAACCCTCCTAAAAGAGGGTTTTATTTTATGTTGACTTTATAACATTAATATCATATATTTATAAATAGAAGGGATGTGTAAAATATGGAACGTGACGAATTAAGAAGTAAATTTGCGGAAGTGTTAACAGTTGAAGATCAAGCGGAACGCTCAACTATGTTAAATGACATGCGCGCCGAGGTTGAAAAAAATTTCAAAGAATTAGATGATTTAAAAGCTGAAAACACAAAATTAGTCGAAAAGAATAATTCTTTGACAGAAGCTAACAGTAAATTATTTATGCAAATTGGTGTTGAAAGTTCCGGAGATGATAAGCCGAAACATAAAAACCCAATGGATTTAAGAAAATTAGGCATTTAAAACGAAAGAGGTGATTATATATGCCAAGAACAACAGGGAAAGACGTTGTAAAAGCGATTCAAGAAGATTTAGGATTGGAAACACAACCAACAGGTCAGGAAGTCGCTAGTGCAATGTATCGTGTTTCTTCTCCAAATTTTCAGTCGACAATTGGAGACCCAAATGAAATTTCATCATTAGAGTTTATGAATGGATTATTAGAATATCCTGATAGCTTAGGTGTTGAGTTCATGAATTTAGCAACTCGAATTGGTCGAGTTATTGCACACCGAAATATTTTAACAAATAAATTAGCTCCATTTAAAATGGAAAATATGGCTTTAGGCTATACAATGGAAGAATATTTTGTTGAGTGTGCAAAAGAACATGCTTACGATCAAGCCGACGCGGAAAACACTTTATTTAAACGTGAGTTGCCGGACATTAAAACAGCATTTTATGTTGTTAACCGTAAGTCGTATTATCCAGCAACAATTACAGATGATGATATGCGTAAGTATTTTGTGAGCTGGGACGGTGTAAATAGTTTAATCGCACGTATTGTTGACTCTATGTATAATGGTGATAACAAAGATGATTATAACTATATGAAATCCGCTTTAGTTACACATTATGAAAATGGATTAATGAAGATCGTTAAAACAAATGCTGTTACTGATACGGATACAGCTAAAGAGTTAGCCCGTAAAATTACAGAATATGTATCGTATTTAACTGAGCCTACTAATGAATATAATGCTATGGCTGTTACAAAGCAAAATGACTACGAGGATATCTACGTTATTTTGAATGGTAAGTCAAACAGCTACTTAAATATCGATTGGTTAGCTCAAACATTTCAGTTAGAATTTGCTGAGTTTAAAGCACACGTATTAGTATTACCAACGTTACCAAGTACAAAACAAGGAACTATTGAAGCCTTAGTCGTTGATAGTGAAATCTATCGTGTATTTGATCAGAAATATAGTGTTGGTGTTGCTTATAACGCGAAGGGCTTATACTGGAATTATTTCTTGCACCACTGGGAAGGTATCGCAACATCTAGATTTGCAAACGCTATTGCATTTGTTTCAGGTGATGTCGATGAAAAAGTCACAGCGATTTACGCAAACCCTACAGTTGTACAAGTTAAAAAAGGTGGTAGTGTAATAGTACCATTTACAGTACAGACTAGCGGTTTAAATGCTCCTATTAGTTTAATCGCAACATCAGGCGAATCAACAATGATTAGCGCAACGTTAACGGATGATTTAAGACACGTTACAATTAAAGGCTTAGAAGATATTACTGTTGAAGGATTAACCACAGTAACAATTAAAGACACAAAATCTAATGTTACATGTGGCATTAAGGTTGTTTATAACGTATAGTTGTGTTATAATATTGGTGTCATGAGTAGGACATGACACCCCTCCTTTCTATTTAGGCGAATTGCGAATTAGGAAAAAGAGTTATTAATTTAACTCTTTTTCTTTTTTATTTAAAATTAGTTGAACATTCAACTATTTTTTATTATGATAGAAAAAGAAAGAGGTGATTAATATGAAAATTATTCTAGTAGCTTTAGTTTTTAATGGTTTAGATCTTATTACTGGAATTGTTGGAGCAATTAAAGATGGTGAGCAAATAAAATCTAGTAAACTGAGAGATGGACTATTTAAAAAAGTTGGATTTGTGTTCTGTTACACATTAGGTGTATTAATTAATTATGCTGAAAATTTATTGACTTTACCTTTTGGGGTAGACCTAGTGCCGGTAATTTGTACTTATGCTATCATTACAGAAGTAGTTAGTATTATTGAGAACATTTCTAAAATTAACAGTGATATTTTACCGGACAAGCTAAAAGAATTAATTGGGTATAATGGAGGTAAGTAAAATGGGTGCAATTGATGAAAGCAAATTAAATAGTATTTTACCGAAATACAGTGAATTAAAATTAAGCGGTAAAAATTTGGCTCAACAATATGTAAGCGCATTTAATACGGGTATGAATATTTACCAGTGTATCAATCAATTACAAGGTTATATTGAATGGGTGATAAAAGCTGTGAATGATGTAGTGGTACAGTGGGATGATATTGTAGATAAACAAATAAAATATGCTATAAGCGAATCTGTAGACGCATCTGTAGAACAATTTAATGTTGAATGGGAAAAGGTACAACCTGTATTAAAAACACTTGAAAATAATGTGAAACTAGTTAAGATTAATTCAAATTATTATGTTTTAACGGAAAATGAAGATAAAACAATTAAAAAATTAGACTATTATCTTAAATATAATCAACCTTACACAAAAGGAGCATCATACTATAAAACAGGCCTAATCATTAGAGAACTTGATCTAAGAGGTTATACATTAAAAACATTCATGTTAAAAAACAATATATTTAAGCTTACAAATAGTAACAGTGAATTAATTGATTATGTTTATATGAACTTGGATACTGTGACTGTAACCAATGATTTATTTGGTGAGTTACCTGTTACAAATATAAATGTGAAATTTATACCAGCGGTTACAAAATTTACAGGAAAAGAAGAGGCAAACGGTAATTTAGATTTGAATACTTGTATTACTCTTATTTTAGAAAAAACTAGCTCATAAGCTAGTTTTATTTTATTATATAGTAGGAGGTATTAATTATGGATAAAAAAGAATGTGAATTATCATGTATATATAAAATGAAAAAGCCGGAAGATATTCCATATAGCTTACCGGAAGGGTTAAGCGTTTATTTTTATATCGAATTTTATATGCAAGCCATGCATATTTTAAAAGATGTGGACTATGAAAGATATAATATATGTAAAGATAAGCTAAGAGAATTAGTAGAATTAGAGGAGGAATTAAATTTATGAAACCAGGTCAAAAGTTAGTCCATGATGGGCATGAGGTTTGTTTGTTTCCTATGGAAACAATGAATATCACGCAATGGTCAAGTCCAACAGCCGAGTCACACTGCTGTGGACATCCTTTTGATAATGCAATTAATGGCCAGGTCCGTGTACCCGTGTATGCTCCTTTTTCTTGTCATTTATGTTATAGTGATGGTGTAGGTAATACACGCGCCTATACTTCGGATAATCCCGTATGGACACCAAACGGATTAAGCTATATTACTGTAAGTTTTACACATGACCCCAACCCACCAACCGCAACACAATATAAACAAGGTGATCTAATTTATCACACAGGCACGGCTGGAATGGCTACAGGTGATCACTGTCATATCGACCAAACTTTCACACAGAATGCCGGTCTTGTTTATTATGGTGTTACATGCAAATATGGAAATCAATGTTACGCGCTAAGTGGCTCAACACTTCCAACAAATGTATTTTATGTAAATGACACAAATATTGTAAATGGATACGGGCAAGAGTGGAAAACGTTTGAGGGTGGACAACCTCCAACACCCGAACCTATATACAAATACACTAAACATTATTTCATGTTAGATGGTTTAGGCATTGATTTTGGTTATTATAAAACAAAAGAAGAAATCCAACCAGGACCAGGACCAACGCCAACAGGTAAATGGTTTATACCAGGTGATATTAATAACACACGACCACTTACGGAGGATGAATCTAAACAAAATTGGATTGCTTTTTGGCAATTTTTCAAGGCTAAAGGTTGGACCGCAAATGCGGTTGCTGGTATATTAGGAAACGCTTATTTTGAAAGTACAGTCAACCCGAACAGATGGGAGGGTGATGTACCTTTCGCACAACCGGTTGCGTCTAGAGGTTACGGATTAGTACAATGGACACCATGGACAAAAATAATTGACTGGTTAAAAGAAAAAGGGTATTACCCGGATGTTTCTAAGTTTGGACAAGGTGAATGTGAAAGAATTCAATGGGAAATGGAAAATAACCAGCAATGGATTGCTACATCAGCTTATCCCGAAAGTTTTGCAAGCTTTTCAAAATCCACCGCCGACCCTTACACACTAGCGATTGAATTTTTAGCCAACTATGAAAGACCAGCCGACCCGAACCAGCCACAACGTGGAACTAAGGCACGTGAAATTTATAATTATATCAAAGACAAATAAAATAGTTGAACTTTCAACTATTTTTATTTATTATAAAATAAAAGGAGATGATTTAAGATGAGTATAGGAGTTGTAAACAGTCAATTTACACCACAGAGCAAAATTTATTTATTGAAAGGATTAGAAATTGACGCAATGAATAACACTTTTTGGGGTGCATTTAATAACACGGAAGAACAATTTAATTTTTTCATTAATAACTATGATCATATTGAATTTGAAAATTACACATATCAAAGAAAAGATGGTACGGTAGTTGTACCAGGTGTTTATGATGATCTACGTTTATACAATTATTTAATTTATCAAAACGGTGATACAGGCAACAAATCAAAATGGATTTATTGCTTTATTACAAGTTTAGGGTACTTAAATGACAATGCCACAAGTATTAGCTTTGAAACAGATGTAATACAAACATGGCGTTTTGAGATTGAAAATAACTTTATGGAGTCGTACATCGCATATGAGCATAGACCACAATTTTATACACAAGATGGTCAATATTACCCGTGTATTAATACACAGCCCGAAAATTTAGAGATCGGAACGGATTTGATCAGTGAAAACAACATTCGATTAGACCCGAACCATGATATAAGTTATGTGGTTATTGGTATGACTTGTACAATGGACGGAAAAGACACATATACGCATGGTACACTAGGTAGTCCATCACAAATTAATTATTATATTTTTCCTTTTTCACGAATTACAGGTGGTAATATAACAACATTGAAAATAGGGTCAACATCCGGAGCGACTGTAACTATTACAGGTTTAAGCAATATCATGAACGCAATACGATCCGATGAAAAATTAGTTGGTAAATGTGTTTCTGTTGTTGTAACGAATTCAATTCCCGGTTTAGTTGTAGAAGATAACCAAATTATTATAAAAAGAGATTGCTTTGAAGGTAAAATAGAAGGTAACTATGCGATACTAACTTATAAACCTTATGTCATGAGTAGTATGTATGATTCTAGTTCAGACCAATTCGCAAAATCACGTTTTGTAGACGCTATGAGTTATTTAGGTGTTGGATTAAGTGACAATACTAAAATGCTATGGTATCCATATAGTTATTTTGTATTAAGTGATAGCAACGGAACAACAAAATTATTCAAAAATGAGTTATGGGAAGATATACATAAAATGCAATTCGCTTTTGTTGGTTCGCCTAACTCATCTAAAATGAATGTAGTTCCAATTAATTATAAAGTTAAAAAACATTCTATCGGTAATAATATCATGCTAAACTTAGACAACTCTTTTGAATCTCAATATGAGTCTAGTTTACCTATTATTAATGATACAACCGCTTTAATGTTACAATCATCACGTAACTCAATGAACGTGGGACTATCTAATATTAGACGATCAAATGAAACAAATTCAGCTATTGCCAGCGCAACCGGTAATGCACTAAGCGCTCAGACAAGCTTACAAAATAATTTGAATTTAAGTGTAGCCGGAAGAAACGCAAATCTAGCTAGTAATTTGAATGATCTACAGAACAAATCGAATATGATTAATGCTAGTATAAGTGCAATTGGTGGATTAAGTGGTGGTATTGCCAGTGCTTTAACTGGTAATATTGGTGGTGCTGTTGGTAGTTTGGTTGGAGCTGGTTTAGGCATTGGAAATACAGCTATACAAAATCAAATCAATACAAAACAGACTAATTTACAAAATGCAAATGCACTTGCTAATGCAAACGCACAGGCTAGTGCGAACAGTCAATCAACCGAAATCGGAAATCAATTAAGACAATTAACAACACGTTACCAAAATCAAACAAATATTCAAAATGCTATGGATAGCTACAATGCGCGTATCCATGACGCACAGGCAACCGCTGATAGTATTGTAACCGGTTCAAACGATTTACTACGTCAAACGGCTTTAGATTTGAATACATTACTTTTATTCGCATATAAACCAACTGAGGAATACCGTAATAAATTAAACAAAATATGGAACACGCGAGGTTATGCCACTAATACAATTGACTACCCAAATTTACACAGTAAGTCTAAATGGAATTATATTCAAACTGTAAAATGTAATATTAAAGGAACGAATATCGACCCAAGCGACCTAGAAAAAATTAAACGTGTGTTTGATAATGGCGTTACACTATGGCATGATAAAGATGTTGGAAACTATGATCGTGAAAACACTGAAAGATACCAAAGTGAAAATATTGATAAGTTCGGTAACTACTTAAACAGAAAAGTACATTAATAGAAAAGGTTGACGTTTCAACCTTTTTTATTTAACATATAATTAAAAGGAGATGATTAAAATGGATTTATTGAATGATACAAGTTCATTCACGGATTATTGCCGTAATGCGGTTGATATTGCTACGATGAAGAATGGAGAGGCTGACTTTATTTATTACACGTATTTACAAATGTTGAGCTTAAACATGTTTAAATATAAAGGTTTACCCGAATCCATTAATACATTCTATTTAGAATATGTTTTACAGACACGCGGTTACATTGGCTTTTATGATGATGAAAGGTTGGGTTTAATATGTAGTGAGATCACATTAGGCGGTCGGTTAAACCATTACACTTTACCAACCGAATATCATACGGTTTCCACAAGTCCACTTATTAAAAAGACGTTAACAAGTGATGAGTGCGTGGTTATGAAAAACAGCCCTTTATATGTTGGATTATTCCCATATTTAAATTTTTATGCTAAAAAATTAGCTTTAACTAGTCGAACTATGGATCAGAATTTAACTATGCAATGGACACCGTACATCATTACAGGTGATAGGAGAATGTTACAACAATTTAAAGTTTTCATGAAGAAAATTTTACAAGGTGTGCAAACGATCTTCACGTCAAAAGGATTTAGAACAGAGGATATTAATATTTTACAAACAAACGCACCTTTTATTGCTGATGAATTACACGGAATGAAACAGGCGATTCTAAGGGAATGTATGACATTCTTAGGAATTGAAAATGCCAATATGGACAAGAAAGAAAGATTGGTTTCAGATGAGGTCAACGCAAATAATCAGCAAGTTATCGCGTCTAGAAACATATGGTTAAGTGAACGTAAAAAAGCAATTGATGAATTAAACAAAAAATTCGGATTAAATGCGAGTGTTGAGTTTGCGCCTTATGAGGATTATGAAGAAATCATGAAATTACTTGAATTAGATTCAAACACAAGTATTAAAGATTTTAATATTAATAAAAATTTGGATGTTAAAGAAGGTGATGGCAATGATGAATAAATTAAAAGTTCCTAACTATTTATTGAATTTACAAAGTCCGGTTCTTGCTGAAAATACGGAAACAATTTGTGGTGTATGTCACAATTTAGCATTAACAGAATTAATTGATTCTCAATATGGATTAAGCGATATGGAAGTGTTAGAGATCGCAAGAAAAAAGATTTTCGATTTTAGCTATCCTTTCTATGATGATCTTGAAAGACGTAAAGCTTTTGAAACCGGTATTTTAAAGCACTTTTGGTTTGATGAAATCGGACAGGAAACTTATGCATATTGGAAATTCGAATTGCAACACTGGTTTGAAATCAATATGGATAGATATTATACACTGTTTAAAACTATTCCATTCCAAGACCAGGACGACCCAACCGCAAACACAAACTACACGGAAACTTATACACGTGATAGTCGAGGTAACACACAAGCGAGCGGAGAAGATACGAGTATCGCTTTACAGTCTGTAACTCCGGAAGGACGTATTGACATTGAGACAAACGACTATGTTAATAACATCGCTAAGACAATCACCAAACCAAAAAGCGCAAATGATACAACAGGACATGAAGAATACAGCTTTAAGCGTAAAGGTAATATCGGTATCCAAACACTAGCGGAAGTGTTACAGGGTTCAAGACGTGCAGTTATTACAATCGAAAACGAGTTATACACGGAATTACAGGAATACGGATTATTTTTCAACATTTTTTAGGAGGTAATTAATATGAATATTGATGTAAATAAATATTATGATTATAGGCGAAAAGTATTAGGTACATATGTAGACCGTGACGGTGCTTACGGTTCACAGTGTTGGGATTTATACTATGACTGGTGCGAAAAGAATGGATTTAAGGGTGCTGATTGTACATCTAGCGGATATGTTAAAGATATTTGGTTAAACAGACAAACAAATGGAATGACATATAATTGCGTTGAAATTACAGAGCTACAACCAGGTGCTATCGTTGTGTTTAAAGAAGTACCAAACATTACACCTGTAAGTCATATTGCTATTTTCGACAGTAATGTAAACGGTGTATATGGTCGCTTTTTAGGGGCTAACCAAGGTGATAAGAACGGTTTAGTTAATATCGTTACACTACCATATTCAGCTACATTCGATACTGCTTTCATGCCTAAAGCTATGATTTTAAATGATGAAAAAACAGAGAAAGTTTT